ATCTAGCATCCAACAGGTTGCAGTTTCTTGCGACACCGCGATGGAACTAATGGACATCGTTAAAAACGACGATGTAGTAATTCAAAAGATAGAGGACCGATTGTTATTAGAACTCCGAAAGGATTTCATAGTAAAGTGCTAAAACCTAATAGGACGGAAGTAAGCCGACGCGGAACGCAATTCGTTCATTCGCTATTCGCAAATAGCGAACGGAAACGCCGACTGAAGGAACGCTCTTTAACCTAAAAACTAAGGAGAAAACCTAATGTCAAAAGTAGTTTATCGCGGTGTTGAATACGACAAGCAAAAGCGTCTTGAGTATCAACAGCAAATGATGCAACAACCCCAACAGTATAACGAAAACTATCGTGGTGTTAAGTTTGTAAAGGAGGGGCATAAGTGATGAAAAAACTAAACTTTCTTCAACTCATTAAAGAACAAAAACAAAAAGAAGAGAGGCGTCAAAAAGCATCTCTTGCTACTCTGGTAGCAGCAAAATGACTTAAGAGGTGGACTTGACTCCACCTCTTTTTTTGTCTATAATACCTTTGTCGAGGTTTATAAAAAATGGATAGAGAAAAACTTAAACTTATTGTCAGAAACCTTGAGTCTCTGGTAGATTGTTTAAAAGCAGAGATTGAACCTGAGACTGAGGTTAAAGATCCTGTCTATGAAGAAATTAAAAATTTTTTAAGTGACTACGACGAAGTATTTTATGACGAGGAAGATGAATACGATGTACGATGATTTTGAGTTTATGAAACCAGAAGTAAAACTCATTAGTGTTACTCCCGATGCAGAAAAGCATATGGCATATTGTGCTCGGGTAAGTAATCCTGCTAATCAGGATAATGATAAGTTTTCTGGTCTTCTCAAGTATTGCATCCAACATCAACACTGGAGTATCTTTGAACAAGCTTCAATGACTGTTGAAATCAATACTACTCGTGGACTAGCAGCTCAGATTCTTCGCCATCGTTCATTTACATATCAAGAATTTTCGCAACGATATGCTGATACAAATCTTCTGAATAGCACTATTCCTCTGCCTGAACTGCGCCGCCAAGATACAAAGAACCGTCAGAACTCTATTGATGATATTCCCGACTATCTGAAACTGACACTGACAGAAGATATCCGCGTTCATTTTGAGCAGTCTCTACGCCTTTATAACCGCCTTTTAGAGAAGGGTGTGGCAAAGGAGTGTGCAAGGTTTGTACTGCCCTTAGCGACGCCTACAAGACTCTATATGACCGGTTCTGTAAGGTCATGGATTCATTATATTGATCTTCGTTCTGCTCATGGTACACAGAAGGAACACATGGAAATTGCAGAACTTGTTCGTTGCATCTTTACTTGCCAGTTTCCTGCAGTGTCTGAAGCACTTGGTTGGTCTCGTGAAGGGTGTTCTGAGTGTGTTGATGCACCTTCCATCACTATTGAATAAATATCCTTACATACAATGGAGGTGTAACATTGGCAACATATCCAGTGATTAATAAACAAACTGGTGAACAAAAAGAAGTTGTTCTCAGTGTTCATGATTGGGATCAATGGAAAAAAGATAATCCCGAGTGGGATAGAGATTGGTCTGACCCAAGTACTTGCCCATCATCTGGTGATATTGGGGAAGTGTATGATAGACTTAAAAAATCTCATCCCGGATGGAATGATGTTCTTAAAAAAGCATCACAAGTTCCAGGCTCTAAAGTAAAACCCGTTTAAATCTTAAAATCTTATGGCAAGAAGAAGAAGAGAGGATCAACCAATTGGTGTTGGGATGACTGCAAAACAAATGAAACGCAAGAAACCAATTGGTCTTGATTTGATGAGAGATATTGAACCTCTTACTGATAATCAAAAACTTTTATATGGAGCATATGAGAAGGGACAAAATATTGTTGCTTATGGATGTGCAGGAACTGGTAAAACTTTTATCACTCTTTACAATGCACTTCAAGATGTTCTCGATGAAAGAAGTCCTTACGAAAAAATTTATATTGTAAGGTCTCTTGTTGCTACTCGTGAGATTGGTTTTCTTCCCGGAGACCATGAAGACAAGTCAAGTCTTTATCAGATTCCATATAAGAATATGGTAAAGTATATGTTCCAAATGCCAGACGACGCATCATTTGAGATGCTTTATGGCAATCTTAAAACTCAGGGAACGATCAGTTTTTGGAGCACCTCTTTTATTCGCGGAACCACTTTAGATAATGCCATTGTGATTGTTGATGAATTCCAAAACTTGAATTTTCATGAACTTGATAGTATAATTACTCGTGTAGGTGAAAACAGTAAGATTATGTTCTGTGGCGATGCTACTCAATCTGATCTTATTAAGACGAATGAGAAGAATGGAATCATTGACTTCATGAAAGTTCTTCGTGTGATGCCTTCAATTGATATTATTGAATTTGGAGTTGATGATATTGTTCGCTCTGGATTTGTGAAGGAATATATTCTTGCTAAAATGGAAGTTGGTGTATGAGTTTTGTTCATTGTAATTACCTAGGTGATTTGGAATTAGAAAAGAAAGAAACAAATGGCATCCGTCTGTACAATCTTCCTGATGGTCAGTGGGTGCCTTCAATTACTTCAGTTACTTCATTCTATAATCGTCAAATCTTTATTGATTGGCGAAAGCGTGTAGGACTTGAAGAGGCAAATCGTATTACTAAAAAGGCAACAGCAAGAGGAACTGACTTTCACCAAGTCTGTCAGGATTACCTTGAAAATAAATCACTTGTCTGGGATGATTATCAACTCCTGACAAAGCATATGTTTCATCATGCGAAACCTTATCTTGATAAGATAAATAATATTCATGCAATTGAGAGAACTCTTTATTCAGAATACCTTGGACTTGCTGGACGAGTTGACTGTATTGCTGAATATGAAGGAGAGTTAGCAGTTATTGACTTTAAGACTTCAGAAAAAATTAAACCAGAAGAATGGATTGAAAACTATTTTGTTCAAGAAACATTCTACGCTGCAGCATACTACGAACTTACTGGTAAGGTTGTCAAAAAACTTATTACTTTAATGGTTACTCCTGGCGGTGAAGTCAAAGTATTTGACAAAAGAAACAAAGGGGATTATATTAAACTATTAGTTCGTTATATTAAAGAATTTGTACATCACAATACTGGGTCAGATGGAGAATGAATTAGAAAAAGCATTAGAAAACAAGTTCTTTTGTCCATCACGATTTGCACAAGAAATTGAAAATCTTGTGCAAGTTAATGTTGAAATGAATTATATTGATGCTATTGTTCATTTCTGTGAGCAAAACAATATTGATTTAGAATCAGTTCCTAAACTCATTTCAAAACCTTTGAAGGAAAAGATTAAGTATGAAGCAATGGAACTAAACTTTCTTAAAAAAACTTCCCGTGCAAAATTGGTTTTTTAATCCATTTTTGGGCGGAAAAAATCCCGGCAAAAAAATCCCTATATTACTTTTTTGAATGATGCCTTTTGATGCCTATAAGTGCTATTTGTCGTTGAAAAATCATTTTACCAAAGACAGTTATGATTATTTTAAGTACTGTGGTAAAAGTAGAGCGACAGTTCAGTCTTTTTATAAACGGAAGGACAGAATGTGGTTTGAAAAAATATCAAGGCAAAAATCTGATCAAGAAGTTATAGACTTTTTTGTTGCAAACTTTGTCTCTTGTCCAGATCCAGAAACTTTGTGGATTGGTGAAATGATGAAAGAGGGTGAAGGAAGATATCAAAATTGGCAAAAGAAAATTCAGTCTCTTTCTTATGTTTTTAGAGAAGAGAGTCAATCTTTGTTTGAAGATAATAACTTTGAAGATGTTTTTAAGTGCTCAAAGGGACATCCACCTCTTCTAAAAAAGTTCCTGAGCGGGAAGATTAGTATAGAAACTATGGTGATCTATGACAAAATATTCCTGTTCGGGAACAAGTTTGATAAGAAACTTCAAGACCCAGTGTGGGAAACCGTCAGTCGTCGGATTAAAAAATATAATCCATTTCTAAATATTGATGTATTTCGTTTTAGGCGAATTTTAAAAGAAATTATTTTGGAGGGTCAATGAGTTTCTTTAACTCCGAAGTCGTCCGCTCAGAGATGACTGAAATTGCAGAACTTCAAGAACAAATCTATGGAAATATTTTTAAATTTCCTACGATGAGTAAAGAAGAAAAACTTGAACATGTTGAAGTTCTTGAAACTCTATTAGATAAACAAAAAGTTCTTTATACAAGAATGAGTTTATCCGATGATCCCGAAGCAGTCGAAATGAAAGAAAAAATTGTTAATTCTGCAATTATGATGGGAATGCCTCCGGGAACGGACATGAATATCATTCTCAATAATATGTCCAAAATGCTTGATATCATGAAGCAGCAGATTGACAAAACAGGTTCTGACCTGTAGAATAACGAAGTACACAAAAGCCAAATCCTACTAATACGGAGAAATCTAATGTCTTTTTCTGATCTTAAAAAGCAATCCAAACTTGGTTCTCTTACTTCTAAACTGGTAAAAGAAGTTGAGAAAATGAGTACAACTTCAGGTGGTGCAGATGAGCGTCTCTGGAAACCCGAAGTTGATAAAGCAGGTAACGGTTTTGCAGTTATCCGTTTCCTTCCTGCCCCCGAAGGTGAAGAACTTCCTTGGGCAAAAATGTATTCACATGCCTTCCAAGGTAATGGTGGATGGTATATTGAAAACTCTCTGACTACTATTGGTCAGAAAGATCCTCTGGGAGAATATAACCGCGAACTGTGGAATAGTGGTATTGAGTCTAACAAAGAAACTGTTCGCAAACAAAAGCGTAAACTGTCTTACTACAGCAACATCTATGTTGTAAAAGATCCTGCAAATCCTGCAAACGAAGGTAAGGTCTTTCTCTTTAAGTATGGTAAGAAGATCTTTGATAAACTTATGGAAGCAATGCAACCTGAGTTTGAGGATGAAACTCCTATCAATCCTTTTGACTTCTGGCAAGGTGCAAACTTCAAACTGAAGATTGTGAAGAAAGATGGTTACTGGAACTATGATAAGTCTGAGTTTGGTTCGGTTGAACCTCTGCTGGATGATGATGATGCTCTCGAAGCACTCTGGAAGAAAGAGTATTCTCTTACTGCCATCACTGCCCCAGACCAGTTCAAGTCTTATGAAGAACTTGAGCGTCGTATGAATATGGTACTGGGTCTCAAGAACTCTTCTCCTGCTCGTTCCCGTGCAGTGGTTGAGCAAGAAGATGAACTCCAAGAGTTCACTCAAACTCCTACTGCTCAAGAGCGTGTAGTAGAAGAACTAGAACAGTCTTATGCTCGTTCTAAGTCTCCTTCACTTCCTCAAATCTCTCAAGATGATGATGAAGATGATGCTCTTTCTTATTTCCAGCGTCTTGCTGAAGATTGATTATTGATATAGTCTGATATTATCAGCTCTCTTCAAGGTGTCGCTCACATACTGAGTGGCACCTTTTTTATATTCCATCATATCTTCCATATCATTGATTACAACACTAATATATTCTGGTTTTAGGACAAAAATATTTCTTTTTTCATTTTCAATTTTTTCTTCATACTCATAATTTGTTACCACTCTCACTGCCTCATAAATTGTTTCTATAGTATCCGTAGTTTCTTCATAATATTGCATACCTAATGCATAGTTAAATGGAACTTCAAGACCGGCGGGAATAATTACAACTCCTTGACTATTTTTAATTTCTATAGTTTCGTAGTGATGTACTCCATTATAGATGTTGTTGTAAATATCTTCTTCCGAACTTAAACCAGCATCAAATCCATATTTTTGTCTTAAATGGGAATCAAAAACATCTTGAGGTAATGGCCATTCTGTTTGTATGTTGGTAATATTATTTGAAAGAAGAATTATCCAATCTAAACTTGAGTCTTCATAAACTTTAAATGCTACATTATCTGGGCGGTCATCACCAATTATTTTATATTTTTCGAAAAAAGTTAAATTGTCTAAAATATCACTTCGTATTACTCCTCTCTTAAATAAATTTTTAACTAAAGAGTAGTCAGATATACCAGCATTTGGTAGTCTGCTAACATATTCAAAGTTTGGTAGTTTGCTGAAATATGAAGACATTTTAGTAACCTATGTTTGTAATTACTTGCTCATTACCATATTCATCATCAAATACTGGCTCAAGTTCTTGGAAAGATAATGTTAGATTATATGATATCATTGATCTTTCATTTATATTTGAGCTCATATATGTCATGTATTGACCATCTGGCGTATAATCAACATTCATTGATGTCAATGCACACTCCTTAAATTTATTTAAGTATGGATGTTGTTGATTAGATGACATATATGATATTGCAAATGTTCTTGGTGTTTTAAGTAAAATAGAAGATTTGCTTCTTTTTACAGACATTGCTTGCTTAAAGTAACGAATAATTTTCATTACTTCTTTTGCTTCTGATGGACTTCTTGGGGATAATTTAAATCCAAAAGAAAAAGTTCTAAGACCGGGCCCATTAAACAGCAGTTCTAGGTTATTATTGAACATAGTTCCATATACTCTCTGCTGCAGCTTATCTGTTTGGGCTGCATATCCCGCTAATGTGGCAGAGAGGGATCTTTGCAAATCTCCAGAATCTACTGAAGATTTCAGTGTGTCTGTCGCAGATCCTACTGCCGGTGTTGCAGCTTCCGTACCACCTATGATATATTTTTGAGTGATATTGCCGAGAGCTTCTTGAAAGTTATTAATAGGATCTTCTTGCCAACTCACCGAATTACTATCAGAAATTCCTGCCGGAATTGGTAGAGTTATGGTTCCAAGTCTTTCTTTACCTATGGTTGGATTTCCTTTATCAATCGTGACAATTCTACTAACTTCTCCGGTGCTTCCTTGTCCACCTTTTCCCCCAGCTAAAGATGGTCTATAATTTAAAATTGTAAACTTTATACAATCCTGAAATTCTATTGATAAATCTAATGGATATCTAGCATCTCCATAATTTAATCTTGTCTTCTCTCTGAAACTTTCGGATTCTCCAAATAGTGCTTCCTTTGCTTCATCACTCGGAAGAGATTCTGGGGATTTATTCTGCTCTGGATTTATTGCTTGATTTCCAGATCCAAGACCACCTGCCTTATTATATGCTGCTTTTGCTGTTGGATCAGTGACTCCCAAAGGTGCTTCAAGTCCACTTTTTTGATTTCTTACTTCTTTTATTAATTGACTATTTGTATTGCTAATGTCTAATTTTTCTTGAGATGATGCATTTGCTGTTGGCTTTAACTTTCCTGAGGAATCTGTTGCCGCAATAACAGTTCCAGTTGCACTTGGGTTAGTTGCGCTATTTC